GATACCGTTATTGATGAACCGCAATCACCATATAATGCCAAATATCCTTTAAACTATGCGCATCGTACAGCACGTGGTCACGTCATTGAAATAGATGATAGTTATGATAGTGATGGTGATGGAAATATTATTAATCATGAAAGAATTCATATCTACCATCGTTCAGGAACATTTATTGAAATGCATCCTAATGGAGATATAGTTACTCATCATAAGAATGGCTGGAGATCTGTAACAGGTAACGATAATTTGCATGTAACTGGTGATGTAAATGTAATAATTAATGGCAATGCCGATGTTACAATTGATAAAGATGCATTCTTAACCATTGGAGGCGATTATAACGTTAACATTGGTGGAGAATGTAATATTACAAGTGATGGTAATATGCAATTTATAGCTCCAAGGATTGATTTGAACTAATGCATAAATTTGTAATTTTAAATAATGGTAAATTAGAAGAATATACGAGATATGAAGATATTCCGGAAAGGTTTGATAATCTAATAGAATTTGCTCCAGTTATTCCGCCTGGACCACATTCAGAAGAGCAACACGACGAGATTGCTGCATGGCAGTTTCGATTTAAAGAACTAATGAAAAGGGAGACAAAATAATGCCTGCTGCTACAAGAATTGGTGATGCTGATGTTCCGCATTGTTCTGGGATGAAACGGGCCGCTGGAAGCGGAAATGTATTTGTAAATGGAATTGGTTGGAGCCGTCAAGGTGATAATAATACCGGACATTTACTTCCAGGTGTGCCATGTCCTGCACATTCTGCACCAATATCATCTGGTTCTTCAACAGTATACGTTAATAATAAGCAGGCAGGTAGAGTAGGAGATCCAACATGCACATCAGTTGCGGCAGGATCTTCTAATGTTTTTGCTGGTGGATGATATAAATAAAAGAAAAGAGTTTCTAGTATGGCAAAAGTATTTTCTGCAGAAGATGGCAATCTATCAAATGTCCCTTTAACGAGTTCTATTACTCGTGGATACAAGGATATTGATTTAACGTTTACAGCTAAACCAGCTGGAGACGTTTATAAAAAAACAGATGCTGCTGCTGTTAAACAAGCGATCAAAAATATTTTGATGACAAACAGAGGTGAAAAACCTTTTTTGCCAAAATTTGGTGGAAATTTAAATGATTTTCTTTTTAATTTATCATCTGAGTTTTCACCATTTGATATTGAAGAAGCCGTAACAATGGCTGTAAATAACTACGAGCCAAGGGCAAGAGTTTTAAAGGTAGATTCTTCCTTAGAGGCAGATAATAATTCGATTAGAGTAGAAGTAACATTTCAAATTATAAGCACATCAGTAGTAGAGACTACTACAGTATCGCTTACGAGGTTAAGATAAATGACTGTTATAAAATCAACTGATTTAGATTTTGATCAGATTAAAGAAAATCTAAAAACATATCTGGAATCAAAAAGCGAATTTTCAGATTATGATTTTGAAGCATCTGGTCTTTCAAATATCTTAGATGTGCTTGCATATAATACTCATATGAATGGTCTCATTGCAAATATGAGTATCAATGAATCCTTTCTTGCAACCGCTCAATTAAGATCGTCAGTTATTTCTCACGCAGAGACTTTAGGATATGTAAATAATTCCCGCGCTGCAGCAATTGCTAGATTAAATGTAAAAGTCGTAACTACAGATACTAGTACTCCTTCAATAGTTTTACCAAAATATTCTAAGTTTACATCTAGTATTGATGATGTTGTATATAGTTTCCAGACTTTAGAGGAATATGTTGCACTCAATGATGGAACAGGTACTTTCCAGTTTGTAGATGAATTAGGAGGAAGTTCACTTCCTGTATACGAAGGTGTTTTAAAAACTAAAACATTCTTAGTTGGTGAATCTGAAGATGAACAAGTATATGTTATTCCAGATGATACAATTGATACAAATACATTAACTGTTTCTGTATATGATACTCCTACGTCTTCTACGTTTACTCCATACACAGACATTAATAATAACGTTCGTATTGATAAGAACTCAACAGTTTATATTATTAGAGAGGTTCCAAATGGATACTATGAATTAACATTTAGTGATGGTAATGTTTTAGGCTTAGCTCCACAAGCTGGTAATAAAATTGTTATTCAATATATTAGTTCTCGGGGTGAGTTAGCAAATAATGGTAAAACATTTACGGCTTCTGCAGAGATTGGTGTTGGCGGTACAAACTATCAACCAACAGTGACTACTATTGGTAATTCTTCTGGTGGATCTGCAAAGGAAAGTATTGCATCAATTAAAGGAAATGCTCCAAGAGCTTTTGCAACACAGCAAAGACTTGTTACTGCAGAAGATTATAAAGCTCTTATTCTAAATAGATATTCATCTGTAGTATCTGATGTTGCGGCATGGGGTGGGAACGATAATGTTCCACCAATTTATGGTAGAACTTATGTTTCTTTAAAGTTTAAGGATGGTGTTGATTCTGTTACTCAACAGGCTACAAAGGATTTGATCCAAAATATATTATCTGATAACTTAGCTATTATGTCAATTGATACAGTATTTGCTGATCCAGAAACAACTTATTTAGAACTTGATACACGTTTTGATTTTGATCCGGATCAAACAAACATTACAGCAAGAACTCAGGCTAATGCAATCAGTACATTCATTCAAACTTATGTTAATAATAATTTGAAAAGGTTTGATAGTGTATTTAGAAGATCGCTGCTTTTAGCCGAAATAGATAATTTGTCTGTTGCAATTCTTAACTCAAGTACTGATGTTAGACTGCAGCAAAGATTTATTCCGACATTAAATAAAGCTTTAGATTATACTATTAAATTCCCGGCAGCTATTGCAAGTCCTGATGCTGTAGAGCGAAGAGTTACAACTAGCCGATTTACATTTAACGGCGATCAATGTACTATTAAAAATAGATTAGGCGATAACCGATTGCAAGTAGTAAGGGTTGTTGATGCACTAGTCGTCGTTGATAATATTGGTAATTATAATACCGGTAAAGGTACTGTTACATTAACTGGGTTTGCACCTGAAAATTACGAAGGTGATTTTATTAAAGTTTCAGTAGTTCCAGGAAATGAAAGTACTATTAAACCTTTAAGAAATTATATTTTAGACTACGACAAAAATACTTCTACTACTACGGCTAATATTGATTATCAGAACACGGCAATTACTCTATGAAGCGGCATCGTTTAGAAGATCTCAATAGGAGAGATTTAAATTTTAATAAATCGCAAGTTAAAGATATTTTACCAGAATATTTTCTAGAAGACTATCCAAAACTAGTTGATATATTAGAAAGCTATTATGAATTCATGGATAGCGATGGTGACCAATCATTTAAAACTGAAATTAATAATATTATTACGGCTAGGGATATTAATCAAACTAGTGAAGAAAATCTAGATCAACTCATAGCAACAATTGGTAATGGATTACAATCATCGTCATTCTTCCATGAGCCTAGACTCATGGCTAAACTTTTGGCTAATTTTTATAGAGTTAAAGGAACACTTTTATCAGCAGAAACTTTCTTCAGAGCATTTTTCAATGAAGAAGCTGAAATTTTTTATCCAAAAGACGATATGTTCATTGTTAATGAATCTAAAATTGGATATGAATTTCGGAAGTTTATTCAAGATAATAGAAGATACCAGGTATTCTCGACCTTAATTAAAGTTGGTTTGTCTGTTTCTGAGTACGAAGAACTATATAAAAAGTTTGTCCATCCGGCAGGTTTTTATCTTGAAGGTGAAGTATTATTAGAAGCAGATGGTATTATTACACCTTCTGCATTTACAGGTGTAGATTCAGATGAAATAAGAAATATTCGGAATATTAATCCAGTTCTTATTTCAATTGCTTCTTTGGATACTCAGGCACCATTTGCGCTACTTACTTCATTAAGAGATTCTACAGATGGTACTCCAATAAGAATTAATGCTAGTGAGTTTATTAGTCTATACGAAACATATACTTTAGAATATTTAAGAAGTCAGTATACTTCTATTGATGAAATGATTGGACCAAATTCATTTACATTTGATGATTCTGCTACATCGCAGACAGATTCTACTGGAACATATATGCAAGGTCCTACAATTGATAATGTAATAGAAACTATGGATAACGAGATCTTTACTCGTTATTTGTCTGATTCTTCGATATAAATAAAATAGTAAAATTTTAATAGGTGTAAAATGGCACGTCAAAATATTTCTACAGGTTCTGCAGCAAATGATGGAACTGGTGATACCTTAAGATCTGCGGGTCAAAAGATTAACCAGAATTTTGCTGAACTTTATGCATTTTTGGGTGGTGGTGACAGTAGCGCATTATCAGACGGAGTTACGTTTGAGGATAGCGCCGTCGTATATGCTGGAAATACTAATAGCACTAGGCTTGTTGCAAAAGATCCTGCGGCTGATCGAGTAGTACAAATTCCGGATGTAAATGGTGTAATTACAATTAATACTGCTACACAAACTTTAACAAATAAAACACTTACAGCACCTATTGTTTCTACTCCAAAAATTACTACTTCAATTAATGATACAAACAACAATGAAGTAATTAAAATTACCCCTACAGCTTCTGCAGTTAATGAAATTACAATTATTAATGCAGCAACTGGAGATGATCCAGTTATTCAGGCTTCTGGCGAAACAAATAGAAATTTATATCTAAAAGGTAATGCAACAACTGGTGCAGTTGTTTTAGAAAGATTGGCTTTAGATATGTCTGATCAAGGTGCTAGTTCAACAGTTAACTTAACTTCTGCACATGTTTATTTTTCTTCATCAACACCGTCTACTGTTAACTTACCTGATGGAAATGTTGACGGTCAATTATTAGCAATTGTAAACAAGAAGAACTTTT